CCCTTCCAATCTTCAATCAGGTGAGCAGCACATGCATCCAGTAATAATTCATGGTAGAGCTTGGCGTTTTCATCTTTTACCATCACATCATAGCCTTTGGATGTGATTTGGTTTCCTGCCTTCTCTAATGCAACTTGAAAGGGCTTATAACCAATTCCCCGGATTTTAAACTCTGCCTGTCCACCTTCAGTTTCAAAAGTGCACCACTGAGCAACATCTGAGCTTTTAATAATTCCGACTTTTAAAGCCATAGCAACCTCTGAAATTTTTGAAATAAAAAAGCCCATGGGATTCCATAGGCTTTGTTACTGATTAAGCTGATTACACAAGAGCACGTACAATCGTTGGAGCTGTACGAACTTGAGCAAAGTTGATGTCTACAGTAATGATGTCATCACCACCACCATCCGGGTGATTGGCTTCCATCACTTCTAATTGAGGGAAATTAAACGAGTATTTACTGCCTTTGCTGTCTTTAATATCAAAGGTCAGAGTAAACACATCTCGGGTTTTAATGGCATCGATCCATCCTGCTGCAGTAGAAGAGAACATGAATGAAGCATTTGGTTCGATATCCATCATCTTTTCAATGTAGAACTCTGGTGTGTATTTGCCGGACCCGATACAACGAATCGCTTCAAGATTGTTATTAATTGAAAGCGTAAGCGATTGCATGCACGCTTTACCTTGAATTGATTGACCATTAATAAGCAAGTTTTCCACGTTTGGCATACTGACCAATGGACGGGTTGAAGCCGCTATAGGATTAGTGACAGGATTGACTTGCTGACGGGTAAAGGAGCTACCTACTAAACCAAAGTTACCTGTGATTTTCCCGGTTGTTTGAATGGTGATTTCACCAGTATTTACCTGCACACCACGGTAGATAAACACCTGCCCAATATCTTCAAAAACTTTAACCAGCGTTAATGACTTACGTACGGTACCACCAATGGTTAAGCTGTTTGCTGCCCAGTTATTGAAAGCTAAAGCACTTAAGAATAAATCAAAGGTACCAAGTGACAATTCAAACTCTAACTGACCAGCTACTTCAGCTTCAGTAACCACACCGCCTTGACGGTAGCGTGAATCCACCACCTCATTGCTTTCTTCAGTAGAGACATTTTCAGATAGACCATCGGTTACACGGCGAACGGTGTACCAAACTGGATTTGCCGGAGTTGTTCCTAAAACTGCTTCTTCACAAGCATATAATCGAATTTTTGCGCCTGAACTCATTTATAGTTCTCCAAAATTTAGGCATAAAAAAACCCGCTTCATCAGCGGGCAGTTATAAAAAATGGGAGTAAAAAAACCGCTAAATTTGCGGTTTTTTAAGGTGTTGCATCGGTATCTGATACTTCCGGCGGTTCCACACCATTCATGGCTGCAGCTACTGCCTGAGATAAGTTAGTAGGCTGGAACTCAACTGGTGTTTCACTCAATATTTCTTCAGGCACGGGTTCAGGCTCTTCATGTAAACGGATATCAATCCAGCGACCTTCTGGAATATCGAACGGATTGTCGTGATCAGCTACGATAGCTGCTTTTTCAACATCAAACTTTCGTTTGTAAGTTTTAATTGAAATATCACCATTTTCTAAAGTTGAGTATTCAACAGCTACGACTGTATTACCGTTAGCGTCCTTAGGAACCTCGATATACCAGCCTTCCTGAGCGAAACCTAAAGAACCTTTCAATAAGTAATCACCGACATCTAATTTTTCAAAATGGATAGGCTGTTTGTTTGCTTCATCATTTAATTCAATAGATTCTGCAAAAAGCTTAACAATTGGTGAGGCTGATTTAACAAAACCATTTGCATCAACTGTAGTGTTAGCAGTAGTCCGATATTCCCCCCATTGGGTCCACACATTATCGGCTGTTCTTGATCTAAAGTAATGCCTTTGATTAATTACATTTTTCCATTCTTGTCGTGCAAAAAATGAAACTGGATTGTATTCATTTATTTGTACATATCCTGCAGTACCACTAGGAGGAGCATTTGGATTACTTGCATTACTTGCTGAGAAGTTACCCGTGTTAATCACAGTATCCATATCACTGGATGTGCTCAATGTTGAGGCAATGCCGACACCAAAGTCCCCTACCTTTACAACCCTACCTAAGGTTTTATCAAAACTTCCAGCTGTCAATGTTCCTGTCGCTGCACTACCCAACCCGGTTACTTGAGTCCAATCAGGTGTCAAATTTGGAATACCCGAAGCAAAAGGCAGCATAAATTGCCGCTTACCTTGAGCTGAGTTATAGGGATAAGGCCGATGATCCCAAGAATATTTAAAGACTAGATTTGCCATTATGCAGTCACCCCGTCAATTACCTGAAAAGTCAGAGTCTCAGTGTGTTGAGTCACACCACCCACGACGGCTTTGATATCCATCTGACACAAGCCTAAAGGCCATGTAGCAGTGCTTGTTCCTGATTTAATATTGAGCCAGCCTTTCTGAGTGCTTTGACTTAACGCTGCACAAGTCAACGTTGCTACGGCGGTTCCGTCCAGAGTTTTAACTTGCGAAGTAAAGGTATACCCCGTTAAATCGATCGCTCGACGTACATCATTAGCTGGATATTGCAGTGCATCATCCATATCAACGAGCTGCAGATTTAAGTTGAATGTGTCACCACGCTTAAAAACATGATTGCTCATAAGTGTTTCCTTTAGACATAAAAAAACCACCTTTGAGGTGGTAGTGAATAAGACATAAAAAACCGCTTGTTAGCGGTCATTTAATTAAAATATTTTTAGGTTTGTAATCTATATCTACTAAAACTCCAATAACAATATTTTTTTTAGGACCTTCAATTGATTGCTCATCAACCAAATCAATATAAATAGTTTGTACAGCTAAGTTGTTTTCTGATTGCCATTTATCAACTTCCTCACCTACTACCTGAGCAATTCTAGTTTCTAATTTCTTTTTCTTTACTTCAATTTCTTGAAGCATTTTAATGTATTCGTTCATAAAACATTTGACCTAAAGATTGATTAAAAAGAAGAATAGTTACTATATCTCCGCAACTAGAGTAATTATTATCAAAACCAGCATAATAAATACGCATCAATTCAGAAACTATTTTACTTTCTTTTATACACCTACCTTAATTTACAAAATTTCTAAATGATACTTTTCAGTTACCATTTTGATTTTGATTCCTTTGTAGTATCTAATCATTGGATCCTTACTATCTTTGGTTAATCTGTCTTGAAATTTTTCATTTTCCATTAAAGCCGCATAGTCTTTATAACCAATGATGACCTTTTTAGGATTTTTACCATTACTCTTAAAATCATCAATCAGGTTATTCAGTTCTTTTAATTTCATTTTCACATCACCAATTTACATACAAATAAAGATTTACCGATTAAATATGACAAAAGTTTTATTTTAAAATTAAAAAAAATCTTTTAGCCAACCTTATACCCAATCGACACATTATACTGAATGAAGTCAGCGTCTTGCCTAACAAAAATTGACTGTCCATTTAAACATTCCAAATGTTCGATTGAGAAATATTCAAAATGTGCAAGCAATGCATCGCTTAGAACAGTTAAAGCCTTCTCCCCCGTATGTAATCGATCAAAACATTGAATCAAGATATTACCGGTTCGGCGTGTACAAGGATTATCGGCTATTCCTGAAATAAAACTCGGGCCGCCTGCAATAGTCAAACGGCACCATACTCCTTTTGTTGGCACATTAAAGCCTGGTGCATTTGGATACTGAATTCGATCCTGAGAAATACCAGTAAAAGCTTGCATACGATCGATAATAGCTTGCCTTGTCTGCTCTAAAGTCATTGCCATTTTAGCCACCGTACTTTTGAGAAATAAAGTTATACGTGAGGCCATAAATACCTTGTGGCGCTTGATCAGACCAACCGTTTTCCAAGCGCTCAGCATAAGGCTGGTTGTTCTGTATATAGACCAAATTACCCAATTTAATCTTTACAGCTTGAATAGCGGCATCCTGCACGGCGTTAGTTTCAGGTCCACGTATGCCATAGTCACCAGATCCAATCGAAACAATATGTGAAGCACGGTATGCACCAGTATCGACGGGACTTAAATTAACTAAAGATTGCACAGTATCCATAACAATATGCTTCACATGGTCTTCTGCTGCTTTAGACACATCAAGACTAAAACTAGTCGGCTTTTTCCCCTTCCATCCCATGATTTACCTCACTAGCTTCGAACATTTCAAATAGGTCTTGAGCGATTGCCTGAATTGAATAAGCTTCAAATTCCACACTAGGCTCTCGCTCACCCATTCGCCGTTTTACTATTTGCCAGATATGAACAGCTTCATGTAAAAGCAATCCGTAAACTTGAAGTAGGTCTTTATCCGCCGTATCACCAATTTGGACAATTGCATAAGCACCATCAGAAAAAGTACTAACTTGTGCATCCGCTCCCATATCCAGAAATTGATCAGCTTTATCTATATCTTCAAATAACAAATCCATGTGTAGTTGATTTCGAGCAAGCGTGTACTGCACATGTTGGAATGGTGAGATATACCACTCTGGTACATAATCTGTACTTACCATTCAACCTCCTAAATTACAGCTAATAAAAAACCCACCGAAGTGGGTTATAAGAAAAAACTTTACACATATAAAATTGATAACTTGTTTCTTTTTTTAACAATTTCATTAAATACAACAATCTTTTTATCCTGAGCTTCAAAGTGTTTTTTACTAGAACGTTCTGAAACACTCTTAGCTAGTGCTGTTTCAATTTCTTTAAACTCTTGAAACTCTTTATATGCTCTAACCTCTTCACTAAAGTGCAACCAAAAAAAAGGTAAAAGCTTTTGTATTTCTTGTACTTTAAAAAGAAAATCTTCTGACACTGCATCTTTTGCATTTATCTCAGCTTTTTTAGCTGCCAAACTATTTAGTTTTTGATAAAACAAATCCTGTTTTTTAAAAAATTCATCATTATCTAATATGTAGACAAATGATAAGGTGTAGAAGTCAAAAAAATCATCCAATACATTTAAAATTTCCTTACTTACTTGGCGAATTCAAACATGAGGTGCGACAGTTTCAAAAGCCATATGATAATCAACAAGCTGAGCAAATTTCTCTAATGGTGTAAGCCAATCTAACGCCTTTCTAGGACGAGTATTCAGTGACATGGCAACTTGATTTAAATAATGCTGATCTGCCTGATTTAAATCAATCCCTTTAGGTAAATATTGCCTAATTAAACCATTCATATTTTCGCATGTGCCTTTTTGCCAGGGTGAATGTGGGTCACAGAAATATACATCTATGCCTAAATCTTCTTCGAGTATTTTATGTTCTGACATCTCACGTCCACGGTCATAGGTC